ATGTCCCATCTCGACGATTTCGACCCGAGCCTCTTCGGCACATGGTCTGCCCGGGCGGATTATGACGGAAGGGCGGGGCGCGAGGATGCGGCGCTGGCGGATGAGGTGCGGGACGTGCTTCTGGAGACCAAGTCTGCCGAGGGCGGGCTTGATCCCGCAGACGAGCTGCGCCGGCTTCTGAACGAGATGACGGTCGAGATCCGCGAGCAGTTTTCCACCTTCCGGCGGCTTCGCACAGCAGCCGAACAGGCGCTCGAACACGGCGACGACGCAGCCCAGAAGCTTGCCCGGGCCGACGTGAAGGCGGCGACCGACGCCATGTCGCTGATCGTGCGGACGCTCGAAAAGGTGGACGCCCTGCAGCGCCAACTGGCCCGCGACCGGGCGCTGGAAGCGGAGCGGGTGGCCGACGAGGGCGGCTACGGGGAGGCCAAGGCGCGCTTCATGAGAATGATCGAGGAGCGAGCTCTTGAGAAAGCCATCAAGTTTTATGAGGCCTGGCAGCAGACCGGGCCGCCTGACGGGCTCGCGGCCAGGTTTGCCGGTGGTCCTTCGCAGCCAGAGAGCGATCCGGCTGCGGGAGGAGAAGACGGCCTTGAAGACGGCGCAGCTGGCGAAGTCACACGGGCAGGGTATGGATCTGGTCAGGACGGCGCGTGACGCGGCGGCCGCCGCAGTGGCGCAGGGCAAAGACTTAGGCGCGGTGCTGGGCAGCCTTCCCGATGGTGCGGAGCCCGGCCCTTTGTCAGCCCCGCCCATCGTGCAGGCTGGTCTGGTCAATCCGCCGGAGCCGCCGGAACCGAAGGAGCATCAGGAGTTGCCAGCCGACGATCCGGCGGATGAATTGGCAGGCTTCCGGACGGAGCACGGTCGCGACTGGATGTTTGCGGGTCGCCCGGAGCAGAAGCCGCCGGAAGGCGACTGGCGCACCTGGCTGATCATGGGCGGGCGCGGCTCCGGAAAAACCCGCGCCGGCGCCGAATGGGTGCATGCGCTGGCGACGAGCGCAAAACGTTCGGACCTGCGCATCGCTCTGGTGGCGGAAACACTGGGCGATGCCCGCGAGGTGATGATCGACGGCGTCTCCGGCATCTGCCGCATTGCCGGTCGACATGCGCCGGAATTCGAGATCTCGAGGCGAAGGCTGGTCTGGCCGACGGGTGCGATCGCCCAGATCTTTTCGTCGGAGGACCCGGAAAGCCTGCGCGGGCCGCAGTTTCATTACGCCTGGTGCGACGAGCTCGGCAAATGGAAGCACGCCGAGGACACTTTCGACATGCTGCAGTTCGGTCTTCGACTGGGGGTGGCGCCGCGCCAGCTGGTGACGACGACGCCGCGGCCGGTGCCGATCCTGAAACGCCTGATCGGTGAAGCAAGCACGCGGCTGGTCCGGATCGCAACCAGAGCCAACCTCGGAAATCTGTCGCCAGGCTTCGTCGAGGCGCTGGAGGCACGCTATGGCGGAACGCGGCTGGGGCGCCAGGAACTCGATGGAGAGCTGATCGAGGATCGCCAGGATGCGCTGTGGAAACGCGCAGACCTGGAGGCGATCCGCACCCGGCCGACAGCGGCGCTGCGGCGCATCGTCGTGGCGGTGGACCCGCCGGCGGGATCCGGCCCGGCCTCCTGTTGCGGTATCGTGGTGGCGGGACTGGAGGAAAGCGGCCGGGCCATGGTGCTGGCCGATTGCTCGGTGGAGGGCGCAAGTCCGGCCGGCTGGGCGCAGGCGGTGGTTAAGGCCTATCGCCGCTTCCAGGCCGACCGCGTGGTGGCGGAGGTCAACCAGGGCGGCGACATGGTGGTGGCCATGCTGAAAAGCGTCGATGCGGTTCTGCCGGTCACCATGGTGCGGGCGACGCGGGGCAAGTTCACCCGCGCCGAACCGGTGGCGGCGCTCTACGAGCAGGCGCGGGTGGCGCATGCTTCCTGTTTCAGGGACCTGGAGGACCAGATGTGCGATTTCGGCCCGGACGGACTGTCATCGGGCCGCTCGCCGGACCGGCTCGATGCCTTGGTCTGGGCGTTGACGGCACTGCTTCTGGAAGGAGCGGGCGAGCCGCGGATCAGAGGTGTCTGAGCCTGAATGGACGCGGCGCGCGGGTTTGGATCAGCGCTGGGCCGGCAGCGGAGGAGCGCTTTCGCGGATCTGCTTCCACTCGGACTCGAGGCGATCGAGAACATCCTGGGGGATCTGTTTCGAAGGTAGTGATTGCATCGGCTGCTGCATCGTCATGATCTCCTGTTTCTTCATGAAAGCCGCTCCCAAACGTCGATCCACCACCTTGGTTCCACCTCTCGACAAAAGTAAACAGGAGCTAAACGCCTAAACCGATTTAGAAATTTCTAAACCGATTGAAAGTCAGAAACCGGAAATCCGTGTTCTGACGCGAGCTGTTGCGCGCGCCTGTCAGACCCACACTGAAGGCTGGTTACCGATCGATTTCCCGCTATGAGAGAATGGGCCGTCATGGACATCAATCGCAGTTTTTTCCGGGAGCATGTGGCTGAAACGCTTTACCGCGGGCACATGTCGATGGCGCAGGTGGAGGGGCATGATGCCCTGCTCGACTATTGGGAGGCGCATCATTCGAAGAAGGACGACCGCTGGCTCGCTTACATGCTGGCGACGGCCTACCACGAGACCGGACGCATCCTGCAGCCGGTCGAGGAGAACCTCAACTACAGTGCAGAGCGGCTGCTGGCGGTTTTTCCGCACCGCTTCACGCCGCAGGAGGCGCGGGCCTATGCCCGACATCCTGAACGGATCGCCAACCGCATCTACGGTGGCAGGCTCGGCAATCGGAACGAGGCGAGCGGCGATGGCTGGCTCTACCGGGGCCGAGGCCTGGTGCAGATCACCGGACGCGCGAACTACGAAAACTTCAAGCTGGCGCAGGATCCGGCACGGGCGCTCGATCCGGATACGGCCATTCGCCTTCTCGTCGAGGGGTCGATCGCCGGAAGCTATACAGGCAAGAGCCTCGCTGACTATTTCCGTGGCGACGAGGCGGACTGGGTGAACGCCCGCAAGATCATCAACAGGCTCGACCGGGCGATTGATATCGCCAGCTACGCCCGGCGCTACTATGCCGCGATCAGCTACACCAGCGCCCTGGCCCCGGTCTGACGAACCCAGGTCGCCCGGACGCTTCACAAGGAATAGATAGAATGAGATCTCCGTTCCGCCGGCCGCGCCTGTTCGCGGGCGGACGACCAGCCGTGGCCGATGCGCCGCCGCTCGACGGTGTTCAGACACCCGCCGCCGCCGCCGCAAGACCGGTCGAGAGCAAGATGATGGGCACCGGCTTTGCGATCATGTCCGGCGAAGGTGCTGCCCACTGGTCGGGCCGGTCCTATGCTGCCCTGTCGCGCACCGCCTTCATGCGAAATCCGGTCGCCTATCGCTGCATCCGCATGATTGCCGAAGCCGCGGCCGCCGTGCCCTGGCTCGCCTACGAAGGGCGCAACGACATCGTCGATCACCCGGCCCGCGCCCTCCTGGCAAGGCCGAACAACCGGCAGAGCGGCCCGGATTTCCTGGAGGCGCTGTATGGCCACCTGCAGCTCTCGGGCAATGCCTATGTGGAGCCGCTGCTCTTGGGAGACACCCTGCGCGAGCTTCATCTGCTGCGGCCGGACCGGGTGAGCGTGGTGGAGGGCAGGGATGGCTGGATCACCGCCTATGACCACCGGGCGGGCGGCGTCACCCGTCGCCTGCCCGCGGAAGGGCCGGGCCTCTCGCTGCTGCACCTGAAGCTGTTCCACCCGCTCGACGACCACGGTGGCATGTCGCCGCTTAGCGCGGCCGGTGCAGCTGTCGACCTGCACAATGCCGCCACCGCCTGGAACAAGGCGCTGCTCGACAATTCCGCGAGGCCTTCCGGCGCGCTGGTCTACCAGCCCAAGGAGGGCGGCAATCTTTCCGCCGACCAGTACCAGCGCCTGAAGGAGGAACTGGAGGCCGGTTATGCGGGCGCCGTCAACGCCGGTCGTCCGCTTTTGCTGGAAGGCGGGCTCGACTGGAAGACGATGGCGCTGTCGCCCAAGGACATGGATTTCATCGAGGCCCGCAACGCCGCCGCCCGCGATATCGCGCTGGGCTTGGGCGTGCCGCCCATGCTGATCGGCATTCCGGGCGACAACACCTACGCCAACTACCAGGAGGCCAACCGCGCCTTCTACCGCCTGACCGTGCTGCCGCTGGTGGCGCGCACGGCGGCGAGCTTTTCCGCCTGGCTCGGCGACGCCTATGGCGATGCCCTGCGGCTGGAGCCGGATCTCGACGGCGTGGCGGGACTTGCCAGCGAACGGGAGGCGCTGTGGGCACGGGTGGGTGCTGCAGGCTTCCTCTCCGACGACGAAAAGCGCGAGGCGGTGGGCTATTGAGCAATGCCCCGGACGAGCGTATTTTGTAATACGCCGTATGACAAAAGGAGCCGCGCCATGGCCGACAAGCCCGTTCTGTCCGATCCGATCACGCTGCGGGTGCCGCAGGACATTCTCGACGAGATCGAGAAGATTGCCCAGACGGCGGACCGCAGCCGCAGCTGGGTGATTGTCCGCGCGCTGAAATATTATCTGATGGCGGAGGGGAATGAACTGCTGGAAATCGCCGAAGCCCGCAGGCAAGTTGCCGACGGCAAGGTGATGGAGTTTGACGACCTCCTCAACGAGATCGACGCGCTCAACGCTGCCGACCATAAGGCGCGGAACAGCGCCGCATGAGGCGCATCCGGATCTCCGATATGGCCGCGGATTATATCCGGTCGGAGCGGGCCTATCTGGGCAATTACAGCAGGACTGCTGCCGCAGAGTTTGCTCGCAAGCTTGCCAACGCACGGTCGCTCCTGCAGCGTCACGCGGAGATGGGCAAGGTCAAGCCGGGATCGAATGGCGTGCGCCTCCTCGTCATCCCGCCATACATCCTGGAATACGAGGTAACCGACAGCGCTATCGAGATCCTTATTGTCCGGCATGGGCGTCAGGACGAGGTGGCGGAGAACCGACTTCCCGAGGACGAGGATCCGATGGAAGGCTGAGCCACCGCGCTCAACCGATCTCTTAACGTGATGACCTCATCGCTGAGACTTCGCTGGCAAGCACCTGACGCGACTCGCAGAAACCCTTGCACTTGAAGTGATGCCTGAAGCCGCACGGCTACGCTGCGCCGCTAGTTTGCGGCGCGTGTCGAGCGTCGCCGCATGTCCGCGCTTGGAGCGCAGGACGACCAAGCATTCATGCTAAAATAGAAAGATTAACAATGGCTGACATCGGCACAGGCACCGGCGCCCTCTTGGGGATCTGGGTGGCGAAGCTCGTGGGCTCGACGGCAGGTGCCGGCGTCTCGCTGATCTATCTCCTGCCCAGGGGCCGTCGCGAGGCAGCCACGCGCTTTGTTACCGGCGTCAGCTGCGGCATGATCTTCGGCGCCCCGACCGGCCTCTGGATCGAGGCAAGGCTCGGCATCGCCGGCGACCTGTCCCGCCTCGACATCATGCTGGCCGGGTCCGCCGCCGCAAGCCTTTGCGCCTGGTGGGTGCTGGGCGCTCTGGCACGGATCGCCGGTCGCTACGGCACAAAGCCCGGCAACCGCGGCTAAGTCCCGGCCGAGCACCGATTTCTTCTCAAGTCCGGAGACTTTCATGCACGCTGACCGCGGGCCGCGCCCCGTTACGCGCCCTTTCGCACGCCCTTTTGGACGCCCGGGCAACCGGCCGGATGGCCGAAAATTCGCCAACGTCGAACTGTCGGGGATCACCGGCGACGGGACATTTTCCGGCTATGCCAGCGTCTTCGGCGAGATCGACCTCGGTAAGGACCGCATCGAGCGCGGCGCCTTCCTCAACTCTCTGGTCGGCCGCGGTGCCCACGGGGTGCGCATGCTCTACCAGCATGATCCGAACGAGCCGATCGGCGCCTGGAAGACGATCCGCGAGGATGCCCGCGGGCTCTACGTCGAGGGTGTGCTGTCGCCGGGCGTGGCGCGCTCCCGCGAGGTGCTGGCGCTGATGAAATCCGGGGCGCTCGACGGGCTGTCGATCGGCTTTCGCACGGTCAAGGCCCGCACCGATGCCAAGACCGGCGTGCGGCGGATCCTCGAGGCGGATCTCTGGGAGATCTCCGTCGTGACCTTTCCCATGCTCCCGTCGGCGCGCGTGTCCGACGTCAAGAATGCACGGTTTTTCCGGGACCGGGAGACCGAGCTGGTCCGCCAGATGCGCCGGGCGGCCAAGATGATGTTCAGATCAACCTTCAAGGGAAAATCGATATGACGGAACAGGCGATGCAGGCAGACCGCCGGGCACCTGAAGTAAAGGCGCCGGAGGTGAAGGCTGTCCCCGAGACGGTGACGGCGGCCTTCGACGAGTTCATGGAGGCCTTCGAGGCCTTCAAGGACGTCAACGACCAGCGGCTCGGCGAAATCGAGCAGAAGCTGTCCGCAGACGTGGTAACGCGCGACAAGATGAACCGCATCAACCGGACTATGGACGAGCAGAAGAAACTGCTGGACCAGATCGTCCTGAAGAAGGCGCGTCCGCCGCTCGGTCGCGGTCAGGGCGAGCTGTCGCCGGAAGTCGCCGAGCACAAGGCAGCCTTCGACGCCTATGTCCGCCGCGGCGACGAGGGCAGCCTGCGCGAGCTGGAGGCCAAGGCCTTCTCGGCTGGCACCGGCAGCGATGGCGGCTATCTCGTGCCGCCCGAGACCGACACCGAGATCGGCCGGCGCCTGTCGGCAGTCTCGCCGATGCGCGCGCTCTCGACCGTCCGCACCGTCTCGTCGGCGGTGCTGAAAAAGCCCTTCGCCACGACCGGTCTTGCCACCGGCTGGGTGGCCGAAACCGCGTCGCGGCCGCAGACCAACTCGGCGCAGCTCGCCGAACTCGCCTTCCCGACCATGGAGCTCTACGCCATGCCGGCCGCAACCCAAGCCCTGCTCGACGATGCGGCCGTCGACATCGAGGCCTGGATCGCCGGCGAGGTGGACATCGTCTTTGCCGAACAGGAGGGCGATGCCTTCATCCGCGGCGATGGCATCAGCAAGCCCAAGGGTTTTCTCACCTATCCGACCGTTGCCGAAAGCGCCTGGAGCTGGGGCAACATCGGTTATGTCGCGACCGGGACCGCCGGCGCCTGGAAGCCGACGGGGCCCTCCGATACTCTGATCGACACGGTCTATTCGTTGCGCGCCGCCCACCGCCAGAACGGCACCTTCATGATGAACCGCCGCACCCAGAGCGACATCCGCAAGTTCAAGGATGCCGACGGCAACTACCTCTGGCGGCCCCCGGCGACGGCCGGCCAGCCGGCCTCGCTGCTGGGCTTCCCGGTGGCAGAAGCCGAGGAAATGCCGGATGTGGCGGCAAACTCGCTGTCGCTCGCCTTCGGCGACTTCCGCTCGGGCTACCTGGTCGTCGACCGGACGGGGGTGCGCATCCTGCGCGATCCCTATTCCGCCAAGCCTTATGTGCTGTTCTACACGACCAAGCGCGTCGGCGGCGGGGTGCAGAACTTCGAGGCGATCAAGCTGGTGAAGTTCGCGGTGAGCTAAGCTGGCGTTCGGCGTCCCTATGGGTGAGGTGGCGACCGGAATACCCCCCTCTGCCCTGCCGGGCATCTCCCCCTCAAGGGGGGAGATCGAAGGAGGCGCCGCCTGTGCCCTGTTTTGACGTTCCTCCATGGGGGAGAGATCGAAGGAGGCGCGGCCGCGAGTTCCCGATCTCCCCCCCCTTGAGGGGGAGATGTCACGAAGTGACAGAGGGGGGTGGGGCCGCCACAGACCTCGGCCCCAGACACGTCATAACCTTGTCGGCCGTCATCCTCGGGCTTGACCCGAGGATCCACCGGTCTGGGCGACGCTTGCCCAGGGGACGTCTCACGGGCTTGGCTTGGATCCTCGGCCCGACCCTCGCCTCCGACACTTGCCTCTGCCCCCGCAACAAAGAAGGCTCCCATGACCTATGCCCTGATCACTCCGCCATCAGCGGAGCCGCTGACGCTTGCCGAGGCAAAAGAACATCTGCGCCTCGACCAGAACGACGAGGACGCGCTGCTTTTGTCCCTGATCCGCACGGCGAGGGAACACCTGGAGCGGGAAACCGGGCTCTGCCTCATCGCCCAGTCCTGGCGGCTCTATCTCGACTGCTGGCCGGAGGACGGCATCATCCGGATCGCGAGGTCTCCCGTGCAAGCGATTCAAAACATTCGCGTCCATGATGGCGAAGGCACGGCGCTTCATGTTTCGCTTGAAGATCACCTCCTCGACGGCGCAGGCCGCCCAGTGCGGCTCTGGCTCCGACATCCGCCGCACCCCGGCCAGCCGCTGAACGGCGTCGAGATCGATTTCACGGCCGGCTATGGCGAGGCGGGCACGGATGTGCCGGACACGCTGAAGCGCGCCATGCTTCTCCACATCGGTCACATGTTCGCTTTTCGCGGCGTGGTCTCGCCGGACCAGCAGCCGGCCGGCATTCCCGACGGTTATGAGCGGCTTACGGCGCCGTTCCGGATGCGGAGGCTCTGATGGTGGCCTTCTTCGATCCGGGGCAGATGACCGCGCGGCTGGACCTCGAATTGCCCGTGACCGTGGCCGACGGACAGGGCGGCGGGATTGTATCCTGGCAGGTTGCCGCCTCGCTCTGGGCGCGGATCGAGCCGGTCTCCTTCGTGGTGGAGGAACCGGGCGCCTCGGCTGAGAAAGGCACCATTAGCCACCGGATCTGGCTGCGCTACCGGAGCGACGTCGCGGCCGGCCAGCGGCTGCGCAAGGGCGAGCGCGTCTTTGTGGTCAAGCTGGTGCGCGACCCGGACGAAACGCGCCGCTACCTTGTCTGCCAATGCGAGGAAGATGCCCGATGAGTGCAGCACAGGATCTGTTGTCCGCCCTCGTGGCGCGGCTGTCATCGGATCCAGCGCTGGTGGCGCTGATAGGCGCGGACGGGGTTCGGGACCGGCTTTTGTCACGTCCGCAGCTGCCCTGCGTCGTGCTCGGCGAACTGGAGACCCGGGACGCCTCCGCCGATGGCGGCAAGGCAGAGGACCATCTGCTGACACTGGAGATCTGGTCCGACGGCGAAGGTCGGCGGGCAGGGCAGGCGGTCGCGGAGCGGGTCCATGCGCTTCTGCACGAGGCGGAACTGGAGCTGGAGGGGGCTGTGCTGGTCAATCTGCAGGTCGTCTTGACCCGCAGCCGGCGGGAGCCGAAAACCAGATACTATCTGGTAGAGGTCAGGCTGCGGGCGGTGACCGAATAGGCTTCGCCGCTGCGCCGGTTGGCGCGCCGCACCAGGCTGAACAGCATCAGGATGCAGCCGAGCGAGATGGCGGACAGCACGGCGCCGACGGAGAGTGCGGCCGTGGTGCCGACCCGGTCGAGAAGCGCCGTGAAGACCACGGGCGCGGTCGCATTGGCGAGGTTCTGCGGCAGCGACAGCCGCGCTGCCTGCAGGCCGTAGTCGCGGGCGGAAAACAGCGACAGCGGCAGAAGCGCCCGCGCCACGGTGACCACGCCGGTGCCGAAGCCATAGAGAACGATGAAAGCCACCAGCACCGGGGGCGTGCCGCTGAAACTGACCGCCAGCAGGAAGCTGGCGAGGGTAAGGGCGGTGCCGATCGTCGATGTGAGGATGGCATTGCCGCGCCGGCCAAGCACGGTATCCACGAAGCGGGCGGTGACGGCGAGCGCCCCGCGGGCCGAACCGAGCTGCAGGGCAAGCTCCGGCGATGCCCCCGATTGGCGCAAGAGCGCGAGCAGCGATGGCGACAGCCCGAAGCTGACGAAGGAGCTGAGCGAGGTCGCAGCCGCCATCAAGAGGAAAGCGCGACGACGCTCGGGCACCGACATGGCGACCGGCTCCAGTTCGGCCGCCTGCGCCTCTTCGATCGTTTCCGCCGGTTTCGGCAGCCCGAAAAGATAGAGCGGCAGGCACACCAGCAGCTGCAGTCCGGCGCAGATGACAAAGGTCGTTCGCCAGCCGACCAGGCTGTCGAGAAGCGTTGGAACCGGCCAGAACACCGTGGCGGACAGGCCGGTGAACAGCATCAGGATGGCGATGACGCGCTTGCCGTTCATGCCTTCGCGCTCGATCACGGCCGTGTAGACGGGGGCCGAAAGGCCAAGCGCACCGCCGACGCCGATCACCACCCAGGCCGCGGCGTAGAGCACAGGGCCATGCACGGCAGACAGAAGCAGGAGACCGGCAGCCAGGATGACGGAGGCCGCCGAAAGCACCCTTGCGGCACCATAGCGCCGCAACAGCCGACCGGTCGTCGGGCCGCAAAGTGCGCTCGCCAGCATCATGATCGACAGGCCGAAGAAGATCACCTCGTTGGGCAGCCCGAGATCGGGGCCCATGACGCGGCCGAGCACGCCCAACATGTCGAAGCTGGTGCCCCAGGAAATGATCTGCGTGACGGCGAGAACGGCGATGGTCCGTATCGAACGCAGCGGCAGGATCTTGGGCATCGGGTGGCAAACCTGCAAGGCGGAATCGGACAGGAATTGACAGCTAGCACGGTGTCTTAGGCGACAGAAGCCGAAACGCCGGCCAAACGGAAGGATGCCGAAACATGGTGGCGCAAAAGGGCAGGGACCTGCTGCTGAAAATCAGCGATGGCGGGACCTACGTGACCGTGGCGGGCTTGCGCACGAAGCGGCTCGCCTTCAACGCGGAGACGGTGGACATCACCGATGCGGAAAGCGCGGGACGCTGGCGCGAGCTTCTGGGCGGCGCCGGCATCCAGCGGGCTTCGCTTTCGGGCGGCGGCATGTTCAAGGACCAGGCGAGCGATGCGCTGGTGCGTGCCGCCTTCTTTGCCGGCAGCATTCTCTCCTGGCAGATCCTCATTCCCGCCTTCGGCGCCCTGACGGGGCTCTTCCAGATCACCTCGCTCGAGTATTCGGGCGAGTATAACGGCGAGGTGCGCTTCGAACTGGCGCTGGAAACGGCCGGCAGCCTGTCGTTCGGAGCACTGTGATGGTGACCGCAGAAGGCCGGCGCGCCAACCGGCGGCGCGGCGAGGTGGAGGCGATGATCGACGGCGAATGCCGGATCCTGTGCCTGACCCTCGGCGCACTGGCCGAGCTGGAAACCGCCTTTGCTGCCGGAGACCTCTCGGAACTGGCGACACGTTTTTCCTCCGGGCACCTGAAGGCCGCCGACATGATCCGCATCATCGGGGCGGGCCTGCGCGGCGCCGGGAACCTTTATTCCGACGACGAGGTGGCGGCCGCAAGCTTCGACGACGGCGTGGTCGGCTGTGCAGGCGTCGTCGGTGCTCTGCTGGGCGCCGCCTTCGCACCGGGGCAGGAGGGCCCGAGCGCAAACCCTTGACGGCCGCAGCGGGCGACAGGCCGTCCGTCGAGCCCTTCCCCTGGAAGGCGGCGATGCATCTTGGCCTCTGCCTGCTGCGGCTGAAACCCCATGACTTCTGGCGCCTGACGCCGATCGAGTTCTTTGCCATCACCGGCGGGCTTGCCCCGCGCACACAGGGGATCAACCGGCAGCGGCTCGAGGAGCTGATCAGAGATTTTCCGGACGGAGATCCGCATGACTGACGAGAGTGGCAGTGATTTTGGCGAAAGCCTCTCCGGCGCCCGCGCCCTGCAGGAGGCCATGGCCGACCTTGAGGCCCGCTCGCAACGCTTCGGCTCGGCGCTGACGGGGGCGCTGCGGCAGGCAACCGCGGGCGGCAAGGGGCTCGACGACGTGCTGAAGGGGCTTGGCAGCCGGCTGAGCGACATCGCCCTTTCGGCGGGATTGAAGCCGCTCCAGAGCCTGCTGGGCAAGACGGTGGAGAGCGCGCTCGGTTCGATCGGCAATGTCACGGCCTTTGCCGATGGCGGCGTGGTGCGCGCACCGACTTACTTCTCGGCCGCCGGTGGGACCGGGCTGATGGGCGAGGCAGGCGCGGAAGCCATCCTGCCCCTGCAGCGCGGTGCGGACGGCAGCCTCGGCGTCTCCGTCTCCGGCGGCGCACCGAACCAGCCGCAGATCGTCTTCAACGTGACGGCGACGGATGCCGCGAGCTTCCGCAAGAGCGAAGGCCAGATCACCACCATGCTGGCCCGCAGCGTGGTGCGCGGGCGCCGCGGGCTGTGAGGCGTGTGGTGATGTATGTCGTAGAAACTGGAGCTGGATCATGAGCGCTTTTCACGAGGTGCGCTTTCCCCTGCGGTTGGCGCTTGGCGCAAGCGGCGGGCCGATGCGGCGCACCGATATCGTTAACCTGTCGAACGGCCGCGAGCAGCGCAACCAGCGCTGGCGGGCATCGCGCCGCCGCTATGACGCGGGCTCGGGCGTGAAATCGCTTGCCGATCTCTATGCGGTGCTGGAGTTCTTCGAGGCGCGCGGCGGTCAGCTCTACGGTTTCCGGTTCCGCGACCCGCTGGACTGGCAATCCTGCGCGCCGGATGCCACCGTCTCTGCCATTGATCAGGCACTGGGAACCGGCGATGGCGAAACGTCGAGCTTTCCCCTGCTCAAGACCTATGGCGACGGTGCCGGCAGCTGGACCCGCCGCATCACCAAGCCTGTTTCAGGCACGGTTCTGGTCTCGGTAAATGGCACGGCGGAGCCGACCTCGGCATTTTCGGTGAATACAGTGACCGGCGTGGTGAGCTTCGGCAGCGGGCATGTGCCGGCGGCGGGCGCCGCGATCCGCGCCGGCTTCGCCTTCGACGTGCCGGTGCGCTTCGATACGGACCGCATCGAGGTGGACCTGGCGCATTTCAACGCCGGCCGCATTCCCACCATTCCGCTGACGGAGATCCTGGCATGAGGACGCTTGGCGATGACCTTGCGGCGCATCTGGCAGGCGACGCGACCACCACCTGCCATTGCTGGCGGGTGACGCGGCGAAACGGGCTGGTGCTGGGGTTTACCGAACACGACGGCGATTTGACCTTTGCCGGCACCACCTTCCTCGCCGCCAGCGGCTATTCCGCAAGCGAGGCGGACAGCGCAGCCGGCCTTTCCGCCAGCGCCGACGAGGTGTCGGGAGGCTTTTCCAGCGACGCAATCCGCGAGGACGATCTGGCTGCCGGCCGCTACGACGGTGCCCGCGTCGAACTCTTTCTCGTCAACTGGGCGGCACCGGAACAGCATGTGCTGCTGAACGTGCGCGAGATCGGTGAGGTGGTACGGGCCGGCGGCCAGTTCCGCGCCGAGCTGCGAAGCCTTGCCCACCGGCTGGGCCAGCCGCAGGGGCGGCTCTACAACCGGCGCTGCGATGCAAGCCTCGGTGACGGGAGATGTCGCGTTGCAATGGAGGTCTGGCGCGGCGTGGGCCTGGTGACCGGCGTGCAGGGCAAAAGCACGATCCGTTTGTCCGGCCTCTCCGGATTTGCCGCCGGCATCTTCGACCGCGGCACGCTGCGCCTCCCGGACGCAACGCCGGCGGAAATCGACACCCACCGCCACCTTCCCGGGGGCATCGCCGAGCTGGCGCTCTGGCTTCCGCTGGAGGTGCCTCTTGCGGTGGGGGCGGCGGTGACCGTGACCGCCGGCTGTGACAAGACATTCGCCACCTGCCGGGCGCGCTTCGACAACCACCTCAACTTCCGCGGCTTCCCGCATGTGCCGGGCAGCGATTTCGCCTATTCCTATGCGGACGGGGAGCGGCTCCACGACGGCGGCCCGATCTTCGAATGAGCGCGGAAAACCAGCAGGGCAATCGGATCGTCGCGCTCGCCGAGACCTGGATCGGCACGCCCTACCGGCATCAGGGTGCGTTGAAGCACGTGGGCTGCGATTGCATCGGCCTCATCCGGGGCATCTGGCGCGAGCTCTACGGGCACGAGCCGGCGCCGGTGCCGGCCTATGCGCCCGACTGGGCCGAACGCAGCGGCGAGGACCGGCTGATGCAGGCGGCTGTAAAACTCTGCCATCCGCTCGAGGGGATCGATAGGGCGCAGACGGGCGACATCCTGTTGTTCCGCTGGCGGGCCGATTGCGCAGCCAAGCACGCAGGCATCCTGAGCGGCCCGCAGCATTTCATCCACGCCTATGAGCAATGCGCCGTGACGTGCTCGGCGCTTGTTCCCGCCTGGCGAAGACGGGTCGCCGGCGTCTTCCGGTTTCCGGCGTCAACTTGAAGTAAACTGGGTTTCGAGCTATAGGTGGAGTGGTGAGCGAGGCTGGTACCTCACCCACCGTTTTGCTTAGGTAGCGAATGTGACCCGGACGGATACTGACCAGCCCGTCCGGGTCATTCTCAAGCTAAGCGTGATGCTAAAAGGCATTCGCCTCATAACCTCACCTCCATGTTCGATAGCAGGCCACCTGCCTCAGGTCGGCGCGGCCCATCCCCGCCGATGCGCGCCGGCTGGCGCGGCGCGTTCTGCTTTTTGCTCCCGAACCTCCTGACACTATCGCAATCTTGACGCGCATCCAGTGGTATTTGCCTGGCTGCTGCGGGGTGTATCCATGGCTACTCTCGTTCTTCAGGCAGCCGGTGCCGCCATCGGCGGCATATTAGGTCCCGTCGGCGCTATCATCGGTCGGGCGGCCGGTGCGCTGGCTGGCAATATGGTCGATCAGGCTCTCCTCAGCGGCGGTTCGACGATCTCCGGCGCCCGCCTTGCCACTGCACGCATACCGGGTGCAGACGAGGGCACGCCGATCAGCCGCCTCTACGGCACTGCGCGCATCGGCGGTACGCTGATCTGGGCGACCCGCTTCGAGGAAGAGGTGACGCGCGAGCGCAGCGGCGCCAAGGCGACCGGTCCCCGCGTGGAAAACTTCAGCTACTACGCCAATCTCGCTGTGGGCCTCTGTGAAGGGCCGATCGCCTATATAAGGCGCGTCTGGGCGGACGGGCGGGAGCTTGACGTGACAACGATCGAGATGCGCATCCATCGTGGCGACGAGGCGCAGCTCCCCGATCCGCTGATCGAGGCCAAGCAGGGGGAGGGCAGGGCACCTGCCTATCGCGGCCTCGCCTATGTCGTCTTTGAGCGGCTGCCGCTCGATGCCTTCGGCAACCGCATCCCGGTCCTGCAATTCGAGGTGCTTCGGCCAACGGGACGGCTGGAGAGGCAGATCCAGGCGGTCACCATCATCCCTGGCGCCACCGAACACGGCTACGCCACGCATACTGTCAGCGAAAAGACCGACGAGGGCAGCGCCCGACTTCTCAACCGCAATACGCTGACGGCTACGACCGACTGGCAGGCCTCGCTGGACGAACTCCAGGCGCTCTGCCCAAACCTGCAGCGCGTGGCGCTGGTGGTCTCCTGGTTCGGCACGGACCTGCGCGCCGGTGAGTGCCGCGTCCTTCCGGGCGTCGAAGTATCGGCCCGCCAGAACGAAAGCAGTGAATGGTCGGTGGCAGGGGTGAGCCGCGCGACGGCCCATCTCGTCAGCCAGATCAGCGGTGGGCCGGCCTTCGGCGGCACGCCCAGCGATGAGAGCGTGCGCGCGGCGATCGCAGATCTCAGGCATCGCGGCCTCAAGGTCTTCCTCTACCCCTTCGTGATGATGGATGTTCCGCCCGGCAACGGCCTTCCCGATCCCTATGACGAGGCGGAGCAGGCAGCCTTTCCCTGGCGAGGCCGGATTACCTGCGCGCCGGGGCCGCAACAGCCGGCCACAGCCGACCGAACCGCAGCCGCACGAACCCAGGTGGAGGCGTTCAACCGCAATGCAGACGGCTACCGGCACATGGTGCTGCACTATGCGGCGCTTGCCGCCGGCGCCGGCGGGGTGGATGGCTTCATGCTCGGCTCCGAGCTGCGCGGCCTGACGCAGCTGCGCGACGAGACGGATCGTTTCCCCTTCGTGGAGGAACTGGTGGGGCTGGCCGCGGATGCGCGCGCGATCCTCGGACCGACGGCCAAGATGACCTATGGCGCCGACTGGACAGAATACTTCGGCTATCATCCGGACGACGGGTCCGGCGACGTCTTCTTCCACCTCGACCCGCTCTGGGCCTCTCCCGATATCGACGCGGTGGGTATCGACAACTACATGCCGCTCGCCGACTGGCGCGACACTGACCTTGCCGCGGACAATCCTGACGGCTTCGCAACGGCACAGGATCTGGATGCCATGACCCGGCAGATCGCCGGCGGCGAGGGTTTTGCCTGGTACTACGCCAGCGATGCCGACCGCGCGGCCCGGCTCCGGTCTCCGATCACCGACGGGCTGGCAAACAAGCCATGGGTGTTCCGCACCAAGGACATCGAAGGCTGGTGGTCGAACCGCCACCATGACCGCATTGGCGGCGTCGAAATACAGGTACCGACCGCGTGGACGGCGCGCATGAAGCCCATCTGGTTCACCGAACTTGGCTGCCCGGCGGTCGACAAGGGCGCCAACCAGCCGAATGTCTTCGTTGACCCCAAATCCGCTGAAAGCCATTTGCCCTACTTCTCCTGCGGGGCGCGCTCCGACAGCATGCAGCGCCGCTTTCTCGAGGCTCACCATGTCTGGTGGCAGGACGGCGAATCCCCGGCCGGCATGGTCGATCCGCAGCATGTCTTCGTCTGGACCTGGGATGCGCGGCCCGCACCGGCCTTTCCGGATGACCTGTCGATATGGAGCGACGGCGGCAACTGGCGCACCGGACATTGGCTGAATGGCCGCCTCGGCAGTACAACGCTGGCGGACGTCATTGCCGCCATCCTCAGCGAACACGGGTTCGATGACTTCGACGTCTCGGAGGTCAGCGGCGAGGTGCTCGGCTATATCCAGGCGGATGTGACCTCGGCGCGGGCGCTGCTGGAGCCGCTGCTGGCGGCGTTTCAGGTGGATGTGACCGAGGATGGCGGACGATTGCGGTTCCGCTCGCGGCTGGCGACCAGTCTCGCACCCAGAGTGCTGCAGGTGGTGGCCGACACGGAGGGCGAGCCACTCTGGTCGGAAAACCGCGGCCACGACAGCGACGTCCCCGTCGAAGCCGTGCTGACCAGCTACAATCCGGTGCTCGATTACGAACAGGCAAGCGTGCGGTCGCGCCGGGTGGAGACGGCCAGCCAGCGGATCCTCAGCCATGATCTGCCCGCAACGCTGACCGAGGAGGCGGCGCTGGCCTGCGTGGAGGCCTTGCTGCGCAGCCAGCGGATCGCCCGAAGGACTCTCAGTTTCGCGCTGTCCCCCGCCGACGTCACCGTCGAGCCGGGCGACGCGGTGGAGCTCACGCTCGCCGATGGCAGCGGGCCGGCAGGCACCTTCATCGTGGAGCGCATCGAGGAGGGCGAGGTGCGGCGGGTGGAAGCGCGCCATCACGCAGCCCTGGCACCTGCCGATCATGCCCGGGTGCCTGGACGCCGCAGCGACGATAGCAGCGTGTCCGCAGGCTTTGCGCCGCTCCTGCAGTGGCTCGACCTTCCCCGCTATGCCGAGGGCGATGCGACCAGCTTTGCCCGCATCGCCGGCTATGGCCGCCCCTGGCGGCGCATGGCGGTCTCATCCTCCACGGTAAGCGAAGGCTACCGTCTGCGCGCAAGCCTCGATCGTCCGGCCCGCATCGGCACACTGGTGCAGCCTTTGCAGCCGGGGCCGCCCGGTCGCTTCGACCACGCCAGCCGACCGGTGCTGCAGCTCGTCTTCGGCGGCTTGTCCTCTGTCACCCAATTGGCGGCGCTGGGCGGCGAGAACCGGATCGCGGTGCGATCACCGAGCGGCGCCTGGGAAATTTTGAATTTCGTCGAGGCCACGGAGGTCGCACCCGGCATCTGGCAGCTGGACGGCCTGCTGCGCGGTCTTGCCGGAACCGAGGACGCCATGGAATCAGGAGCCGCGATCGGCGCGTCTGTGGTCGTGCTCGATGAGGCGGTGGTCCCGCTCGGCCTGTCCGGCGAGGAAAGAGGACGCAGCCTCAACTGGCTGGTCGAAAGCAGGGGCGCCTCGGGCGGCCGCAGCGGCCCCTTTGCCTTCAAAGGCGGAACGAGAGCCGAAACGCCGCTGGCACCCGTCCATCTGCGGGCATCACGGGACGCCACGGGCACCCGACTCAGCTGGACGCGACGCGGGCGGGTCGATGCCGACGACTGGGAGGCGACCGACATTCCGCTCGAGGAACCCTTCGAGCGCTATCGGCTGGAAATTCTAGATGGCACCAGCGTGAGACGCACCGCCGAGATCGACAGTCCCGGCTATCTCTATCCGGCCGCAGCCGAACTCGCAGATTTCGGAACACCGCAGCCGGACCTTCGCATTCGCGTCCGGCAGATGGGCCGTGCCGTTCCGCTCGGCATTGCCGCCACCAGGCATTTCGAATTCTGAAATCAACCCATGTGCAAAACCTCAGGAGAGACAAGCCATGAACATTTTCAACGATGTGGAGCAGGCCAAGGGCGACGCGGAGCAGATTGCGGAGATGGGGGCCGTTAAGGCCTGGTACCGGTCGCGCACCGTCTGGGGCGCACTGATCGCCATCGCCGCGACCCTGCTGCACGGCTTCGGTATCGACCTTGGATCGGATGTCCAGAACCAGCTGGCCGACGTCGCCATGACGCTCGCCGGCGCGGCGGGTGGCCTGATTGCCATCTATGGTCGCGTGCTGGCGCAGACCGCAATCCGGACGAATTGAGCCGGTGCCAAAAGCATTACCGAGCATTCATTTGCCATTCAGCCGCCTTTGACTACATAATCCATCACATGCTTTGGACATGAATCCTTATCGGCAGGCGAGCGGAAACTGTAGACATGGCACAACTGCCGATTATCGCGATGGTTGCCGCCGGAATGGGGGTGTTCATCGCCCTCGAAGCCAGCACGGCACCCGCCCGCGACTATCTGGTGCTGGTGGCCGGTGACTGCGGTTCCGCCGCGTCCCGCGTGGTGCGCGAGACAGGCGGGCAGCTTCTGTCGGCCCAACCGTCCTCCGACGGCCAAACCTGTGTCGTCACGGTGCTGGTCCAGGGTAGCGGCAGCGAGCGTCCGCGCAAGGTGACTGTCCGGGTGCCGATGTAA